CTCGGTCGATTGTCCGCCGATGAAGCGTGCCGACGCCGAGCAGATCGTGGCGTTCCTGCTCGCGGCGCAGCGCGGCACGTTCTATTTCCAAGACTACGCGAACCCGACAAACCGAGGCGGCGTGACCGGGACGCTGAACGTAGCCACGGCGACTGCGAACGGCACGACGTTGACCTACACAAACACGGGCGGCTCTGGATCATTTGCAGTCGGCGACTGGCTGCAAATCTCGACCTCGCTTTACAAGGTCGTGCAATCCAACTCGTCAACGAGCGTCGATCTTTTTCCGGCTCTACGCAAAAGCTACGCCGGCGGCACGTCGATCACCTACGCCAACGCCAAGGGCGTGTTCCGCCTAGCTTCACCAAGCACCGAGTGGGCAATCGGCGAGGCCAGCATCTACGGCGTGGGCTTCGCGATCATTGAGGACGTCGAGTCATGAGCATCACCACCGCCGGCCGGTCGCTCTCGGCCAACATGGTCACCGAGGTCAGCGCGTCGCAGCTCTCGCCGATCCTGCTCGCGTCGTTCTCGTTCTCGACGCCGGTCCGGCTCTGGAGCGGTTACGGCACGATCACCGTCGGCGGAGTGACCTACCTTGGAAGCGGCACGCTGGGGACAATCTCGCCGGTCGAAGAGACGACTGACCTCTCGGCGCGTGGAATCAACTTTCAGCTCTCGGGTGTGCCGAGTGCTCTGATTGCGGTCGCGCTCACCGAGAACTACCAAGGCAAAGCTTGCTCCGTGTTATTTGGTGCGCTCGACGCCAGCGGTGTGCTGGTGGCATCTCCCATTACTATCTTCGCCGGTCGGATGGACGTCATGGCGATCAATGACGACGGGCGGACTTCAACCATAGGTTTGAGTGCGGAGAACAAGCTCGTGGATTTTCGCCGGCCGCGTGAAGTGCGCTACACCCACGAAGAACAGCAGAACCTTTATCCACCCGGCTCCGGCACGCCCGGCGATCTTGGCTTGGAATTCGTAAACGCGATTCAAGAAAAACAAATCTATTGGGGCAACGCAAAGCTCGCGGCACCGGTCAACGAGGGCGGCGGCGAGACCGAGGTCACGTCCTACATGTGACCATGCCAGCACGCCGCGACAACTGGCCAAACCTTCTCGCGCAATTTATTGAGCAACGGCGCGAGCAGCCTTTCGCGTGGGGCGTAAACGATTGCTGCATCTTCGCGGCCGATTGGGTCCAGCTCTGCACCGGCGAGGATTACGCGAAGGCGTGGCGCGGTCGATACTCCACACCCATCAACGCTCGGCGATTTCTCAATGAGGCGGGCGGCGTCGAGGCTTTGGTGGACGCGCTAGGGCTGCAACGAGTCGCGCCGCAGTTGGCCGGGCGCGGTGACATAGTCGCGCAAGAAGCCGGACGAGGAATGACGCTCGGCATTTGCCTCGGCGTGACCACGGCTTTCGTCACTAAAAACGGCTTAGCGTTTGGCTCGATTGCGAACGCAGAGAAATCTTGGAAAGTCTAAAATGGAAGCACTCACAATTTGGATCCTCGCGACAGCTGCCGAAATCACCGGGACCACCATCGTGCTAAGCGCCGGTGGTCTTGCTGTCGCTACGTCAATCACGACCTTTATCGTCGTTACCGCTGCTTCGATGGCCGCGTCGAAACTGCTCGCGCCGAAGATGCCGAGCTTCTCGGACTCTTCGATGACGGACCGGTCTCAAATGGTCCGCAATCCCATCTCGGCGCGGTCGATGGTTTACGGAAAATGCCGGGTCAGCGGGACAATCGTTTATCTCAGCACGACGGGAGACAAGAATCAGTTCCTGCACATCGTCGTCACGCTCGCCGGCCACGAGATCCAAGCCATCGACGAAATCTATTTCAACGACGAGCTGGTGCCGCTCGATGCAATCTTCACAAATGAGCCGACCGGTTTTTACGCAGGCGTCGCGCGCATCAACAAGCATCTCGGCGAGACTTATCAGACGGTCGATGTGGATTTGAAATCTGACACCGCGAGCCTGACGGATGGAAAATGGACGGATGATCATCGCCTGCGCGGCATCGCCTACCTTTACGTGCGTCTCACGTGGGACGCCGAGAAATACCCGAGCGGCATTCCTAACATCAGCGCCGTCATTCGCGGCAAGAAAGTGCTCGATCCGCGCACAAGCACGACCGCCTACTCGGCCAACGCCGCGCTCTGCTTGCGCGACTACCTGACCGACACATCGCTAGGCATGGGCATGACCGCCGCCGAGGTGGACGACACCGCTTTCGGCGTCGCCGCCACCATCTGCGAAGAGCAGGTTCAAATCCTTCCCGTCTCGCCCGTCGTAAACGAAAACCGCTACGAGGCCAACGGCGTCATCGTGACGAGCGCATCGCCCGACGAAAACATCGGCAAGCTCCTCAGCGCGATGGGCGGCTTAATCGCCTACACGGGCGGCCGCATCGTGCCTTACGCTTCAGCCTACCGGATTCCGACCGTCACGCTGACCGAAAAGCATTTTGTGGGACCGCTCAACGTGCAGACGCGGACGAGCGCACGCGACCGCGTCAACTCGGTTAAAGGCGTTTACGTCAGCGAGACGAACAACTGGCAGGTAACGGATTTCCCGACGATCAGCTCGCCGACCTACGTCAGCGCGGACAACGGCAACGTCTTTTTCCGCGACGTTGTTCTACCGTTCACCACCTCGCCTAGCTGCGCTCAACGGCTCGCCGTGCTGGAACTGCGCCGCGCTCGCGAGGAAATCACGTTCTCTGCACGCTTCCGCCTCGAAGCGATGCAGGTCCGGGCCGGTGACACGGTCATGATTACCAACGAAAAGCTCGGCTGGTCGTCGAAGGTCTTCGAAGTCATGGAGTGGAATTTTGCGAGCGACGGCACGCCGCCCCAGGTCTTCATCGACATGACGCTGCGGGAGACCGCTTCGTCGGTCTACTCGTGGGACGTTGACGAGGAAATCTTTGTTGAGGACTCACCGAACACGACCTTGCCCGACCCGTTCACGCTCGGCGCGCCGACGAACCTTTCGCTCACGGCAGACGGCACGACGCAGCTCGTGCAGGCCGACGGTGCAATCATTCCGCGTATCCGCGTCGGCTGGACGCCACCGGCTGAGGCGTTTATTATTTCAGGCGGCGAGGTCGTCATCGAATACAAGCCGAGCACAAGCGTAACCTACCTCACGGCGAACACGGTGAAGGGCGAAGTCACCGAGGAATTTATCGACGCAGGCATCAAGGTCGGCACAAACTACAACGTCCAAATCTACGGGCTAAGCAAATTCGGTGTTTCCACGACTTACACCGCCGGCTCGATTACGGTCTCGCCGGACACGACGCCGCCCGCGGTTCCGACCTCGTTGACCGCTATCGCCGGCACCGGCCAAATCATTTCGCTCGACTGGGCGGACAACACCGAACTCGACCTTGGCGAATACGGCGTTTATCGGAACACCTCCAACGATCCGGGCGCAGCGGCTGAGATCGCGCAGACGCGGGCAAGCCGATTTGTCGATGTCAGCCTGACGCTAAATCAGCAGTATTTCTATTGGGTCACCGCCTACGACCGGCAGGAAAATCAAAGCGCGAAGAGCGCAACGGCGAGCGCCACTGCGGTCGCAGTCGTGGCCGGTCAGACCGACCCGACGCCGCCAGTTGACCCGGCTGCGCCGACGGTCGCCTCAACTACGACCTACCTTTCGAGCGACGGAACGGTGTTCGCTCAGATCGTCGTCAGCGTGCCAGCGTTCACGACCCGGACGGCCGTGATGAACGTGCTCTATCGCAAGAGCGGCCAGACCGGTTTCATTGTCGCGGATCAGCGCAGCACGGGCGGCGGCACGTCATCGATTGACGACCTGACACCCAACGTGAGCTATGAGATCGCGGTGCAGGCGTTCTCCGCGTTCGGGATCGGCAGCGCCGTGGTGACAGGGCCGACGCAACTTGCGCCGAGTAAAACGACAGGGCCGGCGGCGCCGATTCCGCTTTCGCCGGCGTTGGTCGGAAATGTTGAGCCTCGAAAAATTGGAGCAGTCTTTGCGTTCGGTTCGCTTGCCGAGTGGCAGGAAAACACAGAGCAAGATTTTGCTTACTACGAGGTCAAGGCGACGCTCACGAACTCCGACGCGGCGGTCGATTACAGTTGGGG